ACACACTTGACCTAACTGTTGACACATTGACAGGTACAGCTACTGCAGGTAAACTGCGTGTCTGGGCTTTGGTAATGGACGTTGACGGTAAAGGTGCAGCAGAAGTTGCACGTGACCAAGTGTAAATAAATACTGAGAGGGCTGCTTAGGTGGCCCTCTTATTATATCTAAAGGAAACTTAGAATGTCTACATTCGTACAGCTTACAAACGAACTACTAAGACGTTTGAATGAAGTCCCACTTGATGCAGCAGGTGATGGCTTTGATACTGTACGTAACGTTCAGTCTGCTGCTAAAGATGCTATTAACAATAGTCTTAGAGAAATATACCAAACAGGTATGGAGTGGCCTTTTTTAAAAGTTACTGCTACTCAAACACTTACCGCAGGTACAAATGAATACAGCTTCCCTTCAGGTTACTCTAAAGTAGACTGGGAAACTTTCTATATCAAAAAACTTTCTTCTGAAAACAATACTCCCCAAGTTCTAAGAGTTATTTCATACGAAGAATATTTACAACAACACAGACCACAAGATGATCTTGGAGAGTCTGGTGGGCGTAGTGCTCCTGAATACGTTTATCAAACCTTTGAAGAAAAGTTTGGTTTTACACCTACACCTAATGCAGCATATGAAGTTGAGTACATTTACTTTAGTATTCCTTCATCACTAGTTAATTTTGACGATGCTTGTCTTATACCAGAAAGATTTAATCATGTAATTATTGATGGTGCTATGGCATACATGATGTCATTCCGCAGTAACGATCAAAGTTCTGCAATGCACCAACAAAAATTTGAGCAAGGTATACGACATATGAAACGTATCTTGTTTGATGACGAACTACGTATCCGTTCTACTGTTATTGAAAGATACTGATGGATAATTTAAGAACACACCTTACTGTTTGTGCAGGTGGTCTAATTACCAACGTAGACCCTCTTACACATGCAGCACAGTTAGGTGGCAGTGCTTTACGTATGATTAACTACGAGCCATCCCTCTCGGGTGGCTATCGTCGTATTAGTGGTTATCAAAATGATTACGGAACTGTGCCAGGATCAGGTCCAGTCTTGGGTGTTCATGTAAATGGTAATCTGCATGATGGAATTTTTGCTTGCAGAAAAACTACTTCTGGGTATAACTACCTACACAGATGGGATGATTCTACGGAAGACTGGGTAGCTATTACTGTTAGTGGTACACCAGACATGACTGATGTAGATCGTGTACGCTTCCGTGACTTTAACTGGTCAGGTGAAGTACTGCTACTAACAGATGGTCAAAACCCTGCAGCTACCTACGATGGTACGACATATACTCAGATTACAGATACACATGCTCCCGATGACCCTAAGTATGCAGAAGAGTTTGCATCGCATATTTTTCTAGCTGGTGACTCTTCTGAACCTTATAACCTGTACTTTAGTGCACCACTAGATGCTACTGACTTTAGTCCTGCTGCTGGTGCTGGTGTTATCAACGTAGGTTTTACCATCACAGGTATTAAAAAATTCCGTAATACTTTATTTATCTTTGGTGCTAACAATATTAAACGTCTAGTTGGTACAAGTATTGCAGATTTTGTTCTTGAAAATGTTACTGCTAACATGGGCTGTGTTGCTCCTGACTCTGTGGTAGAATTTGGTGGTGACCTACTGTTCTTAGGCCCAGATGGTATTCGTCCTATCTCAGGTACAGACCGTATTGGTGACGTTGAACTTTCGTCAGTTTCTAAAGAAATTCAAGATATTTTTGATAATTACTACTTGTCAGAAACAGTTACAGATGTTAGTATTGTAGTTATCCGTAAAAAATCTCAGTTTAGATTCTTTTTTAAGAATGACGCTTCCCTATCTTTGATTGGTGCTATCCGTAAAAGTTCTGGTAAACAAAGTATTTTTGAATACAGTCAGCTTATTGGTATTGAAGCCAACTGTGTTGCATCAGGTTACATCGGACAGTTTGAGCATGTAATTCATGGTGATGGTGCTGGTAAAGTATACAGACAAGAACAAGGTACATCGTTTGACGGAGAAGACATTTTTAGTTTGTATCAAACACCATACTTCTACATGGAAGATCCAGAGCTACGTAAGGTTGTACACAAGGTTGATACATACCTAAAATCTGAAGGTAACACAGAGGTATTTGTTGGTGTTTATTATGACTATGATGATGTATATTCATTAAACCCAACATCTTATACCTTTTCTACAGAAGGTGCAGCAGCGGTATTTGGTACTGCTGTTTATGGCTCAGGTGATATTTATGATGGTAACCCATCACCTAAAGCTTTAACTAACGTATCTGGTTCAGGTAAGTCAGTGTCAGTCAGTTACGTTACGAATAATCAAAAGGCAAGTCACACGATACAAGCTATTGCTATGACGTATGGTTTGGCAGACAGGAGATAAACCGTGGCAGGTTACACAAGACAGTCTACAGCAGACATTATCCCTACCGCAACAGTACGTGCGGCACCTATTAACGCAGAGTACAATGCGATTCGTGATGCCTTTGCTGCATCAGGTGGTCACAAGCACGATGGTACTACAGGTGAGGGTGAATACATCCCACTGATTGCTGACCTAGATGCACTTAATAAAATTGTAGTAGACACAACTAATAACCGCTTCGGTGTATTCATTGAAGTAAGTGCAACTGCTGTAGAACAAGTACGTTTCCAAGATGGTGCTATTGTTCCTGTACTTGATAACGACATTGACCTTGGTACATCTTCTCTTGAGTTTAAAAACCTATACCTAGATGGTACAGCTAACATTGACAGCCTTGTAGCTGACACTGCTGACATTAATGGTGGTACATTAGATAATGTAACTATCGGTGGCACTACTCCTGCAGCCGCTGATTTTACTACTATGGATGCATCAGGTAATGCTACAGTAGGTGGCACATTTGATGTTACAGGACTAGCTACACTAGCAGAAGTAGATATTAATGATGGTAACATTGATGGTACTATTATTGGTGCTACAACACCTGCTGCTGCTACATTTACAACTGTAAACTCTACAGGTGCCATGATTGCTACGGGTGGCTTCCAAGGTGTGCTTACAGGTTCTGTACTTGGTAACACAACAGTAACAACGGGTACATCTACATTTAACAATGTTAGTGTTGGTGGTACACTTGGCGTAACAGGTGCGACTACACTAAGCTCAACTGCAGCTATTTCAGGTAACACTACTATTGGTGGTACACTAGGTGTTACAGGTACAACTACTTACTCTACACTGACAGGTTCTAACCTAACAGCTACAGGTACAATTAACTTCTCAGGTGCTACTGTATCTAACTTAGGTACAGTTACTACTGCTGCTATTGGTGGTGGTACTATTAACAATACTGTGATTGGTGGTTCTACTCCTGCAGCTATTACAGGTACAACTATTACAGCTACATCTTTTGTTGGCCCTGTGACAGGTAACATTACAGGTGATGTAACTGGTGATCTAACGGGTGACGTGACAGGTGATGTCACAGGTAACTTAACAGGTAATGTTACTGCAGCTACAGGTACATCTACATTTAACGATGTGACTATCAGTGGTAATCTTAATATGGATGCATCTTCTGCAGCCACTATTACGAACCTTACAGCACCTAGTTCTGATTTAGACGCTGCAACAAAATTGTATGTCGACACGTCTATCAATGATCTTATTGGTGGTGCACCAAGCACACTAGATACTCTTAACGAAATTGCTGCAGCTATCAATGACGATGATAATGTCTATACTACACTAACAAACAGCATTGCGACTAAGTTACCACTAGCAGGTGGCACAATGACTGGTGCCATTAACATGGGTGCCAGCAAGATTACTAATGCTGCAGACCCCACGGCTGCACAAGATTTAGCAACTAAAAACTACATCGACACGACTTTTGTAGATTATAGTTCTGCAGGTGATGCAGCTAGAGATGCTGAGAAACTAGCTATCAATGCTGAAGATGCACAGTTTACATTATCGGATGGTACAACTACAGGCTTCTCAGCATTACACTATGCAGCTAAAGCAGCTACATCTTATGATAGCTTTGATGATCGTTATTTAGGTTCTAAGGCATCTGACCCTACACTAGATAATGACGGTGATGCACTACTAACAGGTGCCTTGTATTTCGACAGTACAAACAATATTATGAAGGTGTACAATGGTACTGAGTGGGCATCTGCATCATCCTCTGTCGAAGGTGTTAAAGCTAATTTCTATTACACAGCTACATCAGGTCAGACCGCTTTCACAGGTAGTGATGATAACAGTAACACACTTGTGATTGACCAGACAGGTCTAGTAAATGTTTACATGAACGGTGTACGTCTGCATGAAGATGACTTTACTGTGTCTGTATCAACCGATACTGTTACACTAGCTACAGGTGCAGCTACAGGTGACTTGCTGTACATTGAAGTATTCGGTAACTTTACAGGTCAATCAGGTGCAGAGGTAGCTATCACTGGTGGTAGCATTACAGGACTGTCAGACTTCAGTTCAGCACAAGGTGCATTTACAGGTGATGTTACCTTCGGTGACAACGACAAAGCCATCTTCGGCGCAGGGTCTGACCTACAGATTTACCATGATGCGGGTGGTGATAGCTACATAACTGAAAGCAACGCATCAGGACAGCTACGCATACAGGCGGGTAATATTAAAATTGCTGACGCAGATGGTAATAACTTTATTTACATGACTGACCTCGGCACAGGTGGTTTGGTAAATCTGATGCATAACGGCGCAACAAAACTCTCCACCACCAGCACAGGCGTAGACATCACGGGGACTTTG